CATGTCAGTAGGTTGCGCAAAGAAGCAATGAAGAATTCATCTGACTTTGAATGTCCAAGATGTGGACATTGTTGTAAAACAGATTTAGCCAGGGTCGGTGAGGTTGGCGTATGGGGCAAGGAACTTGAGAAAGAGCCTTTGTATTGGAGCGTTGCTACTGGATGGGTTTATGCCGACGACATATCGCAAGATCATGTCGATGAAACAGTGAAATGTAAACATGAGCCGGTGGCAGAGATTCAAGCCGAAGATATGGGGAAACCATTTAACGCAATACGGGTGACGGTTCATTTCTACGCAGAAGTGCCTGCTGTGGGTACGAAACTCTACAAAGCACCACCAAAGCGTGAACTAACTTGCGTATGCGGAGCGGTATGGGAAGGGGAAATGATGGTTCATCCACCAAGAAAGGCTGCTGAATGGTTTGACTGCACAGACGCACAACTTATGGATGAGGTTAGGCGAAGAGGTTTTGTTATCCGTGATGCTCAGATTGATCCAGTCAAACGTGAATGGGTTGGGCTGACTGATGATGAGCGTCGAGAAATTTTTGATGCTTGCGAAACAACCGACCGTGGCTATGTGCTTGCAATGGTAGAGGCCAAGCTAAAGGAGAAGAACAAGTGGTAAATATCGTAATCGGGCTACGACTGAAAGAAACAAGCTAAAGGAGAAGAACAGTTGAAAACCTATCTTGCAGGCGAGGCTGTGTGGAGACGACCGGCCGATCAATCGCCACCACGAGGTGTCAAGATGCTTCTTTTGAACCCTGGAGGTGTGTGCGTAATCGGTGCTTGGGCTGATTGGGCTCTGGCTTGGGCTCCGCTGCCTAAAGTTCAGGGCGAAATCAAGGAACTACTTATAAAGGGAATAGCATGAGTGGCGATCACAATATGAAGGATTCTTTTGAGTGCCCAAGGTGCGGGCATTGCTGTGCGGTTGATGAATGGGAAGGTCAAGATAACGTGAACCATCCTAAGCACTACACGTCTCATCCGTCTGGCGTAGAGTGCATCGAGATCACGGAGCATATGAACTTCAACCTTGGTAATGCCGTAAAATATTGCTTTAGGAGCGGAAATAAAGTACAGTCTGAAGAGATACAAGATCTTCAGAAAGGAATTTGGTATGCAAGAAGAGAAATGGAAAGTTTTCCCGAACGATATTCGGTACGAGGTGAGCACTTTGGGTCGTTGTCGTATGGTTGGCAAGCAGATGATAAGGAAGCCTGTGCAGATCAAGGGTGGGTACATGACTTATATGTTTTCTTCACCGACAAAACTCCGTTATGCCCATGTGATGGTGCTGGAAACTTTTGCTGGTCAGCGCCCATCAGGAATGGACGCATCGCATTTAGACGGAAACAAGAAGAACAACAGTCTTTCCAATCTTGTTTGGGAGTTGAGATCGGAAAATATAAGAAGGAAGAAGGCTCACAATACGGAACCTTTAGGCCACGAGAGGTGGTCGGCGAAACTAACAATGAAACAAGCGATAGAAATCAAATTGAGCAATGGATCTCAGGAAGCAATAGCAAAGAAATACAACATTTCACGAGCGCAGGTTTATCGGATACGTTCTGGCAAAAACTGGCCGCATTTATCGACAATGAATCTAACGTCAATAGAGCAGCTGCAATCTTTTATTTAGCTGCGCATAACAACGATATTGATCGCTTAGAAAAGGCTATTTGGTACTTGGAAAGAGAGATAGCGAGGATAGGATGACCGACGAGCAAAAGAGGATTCTTACTTACTTGAGAAAACGTAAGACACCAGCAGATCTAAAAGCAGTGAGGCTACAGACTAAGATCGACAAACAAACAGCGGTCAACTGCCTAAATTCTCTGTTAAGAAAAGGATGTATAAAGACAACTATTCAAATCAATGTGTATGCAAAGGAGCGCGTTTGGGAGTGGGTCAAAGACGAATACGAGGTCAAGAAGGTTTCAAGACCGAAGAAAAAGCTCAAGCCTGTCGAGAAGCAAGAAGAGGTAGACATGAGTTTCTTTCATAATCCTTTCAATCTGAGGGTCGCATGAATCTAAACGAAGCAGCAGCCATGAGTGCTGCACAAGACATCATCGAGCAGGCGCAGTCAACCAGTGCGCTCGAGCAGCGAGCATTAGCTATCGTCAATCTTTCTGTAGAACTACACAGGAAAGCCATAGACCTCAGACTGCAAGCAGAAGAGATTCTCAAAGAGATAAGGTTCGGGCTAAAATGAAGATTGGCTCCTTCCCCTCTTTTGCCCGACTGTGTGTTGGGCATTTTTTTGCATGAAAGCAGCGGTCTACACGGCGATCTTTGGGAACTATGACCCGTTGCACTACGCGGTCAGACAAAGCGTTCCTACGGCCTTCTACGCGATCCTAGACGGTGCTAAAGAGCCACAGGGATGGCAGCAAGTCATCACGAGCAGACGCTTCTCAGATCCGCGGATGGATGCCAAGTGGTTCAAGGTGTTTCCAGATAAGTTGGAGTTCGCTGAGGATTATGTGATTTGGGTAGATGGGTCGATAAGGATTACAAGTCCTGAGTTTGTGGCTTACATGATCGAGCAGGCCGGAGATACGATGGCAGCATTTCATCACCCCTGGCGGACTTGTATCTACCAGGAGGCCGGAGAGTGTTGGGATATGGTCAAGTATCAAGATCAACCTATTCTCGCTCAAGTCGAGCACTATCGGGAACAGGGCTGGCCGGAGGACTCAGGTCTGATTGCAGGCGGGGTTCTGTGTTGGAAGCGGAGCTACATCAATCCCCAGGCTAATCAAGACTGGTGGGTCGAAATGATGAAGTGGACGCTACAGGATCAACTGTCCTTTCCGATCATCGCAGACAAACACGGGTTAGAGGTCAATGTGTGTACAGAAAACCTCATGGATAACAAATACTTTCAGGTGGTAGCCCACCATAGGATGGCGGAGTATGAAAAAAGTTCCGATTTTGATTTGTACGGTAGGGAGTCCAAGTCTTGAAATCACGTTGTCAAGCATCAAAACATACGCCAAAGAAGCGCCTATTTATTTGTCGAGTCGGGCCGAGACAATGGACGAACGAATTTATCGATGGGTACTCAACTCGGCGGGTAACTTTGGTGATGCCTACAACCGGATCATGGACGATGCTTTCCAGCACCACGATGCAGTCATCATTGCCAACGACGACATCTGCCTGACTCCAGATTCGTACAGACTTCTACTTGAGGATGCTAATCATCTTGAGAAGGCAGGGCATAAGATCGGTGTTTTAGGTGCGAGGTCGGATTACATCTTAGAGGCGCAGAATATCCGTTTCGATGGTGGGGCTAGAAATGGGTTGAAATGGGCTGAAGAACAGACAATCAAAGAGACGGGCGTTATTGCGCCGATCTTTGCTTACGTGACGAAGGAAGCCTTCCAGGCAGTCAGGTTTCCTCCCATCAACTGGTTTTCAGATAACGTCTTTTGTCATACACTTACGGTATGTGACTTTAAGCATTTTGTTTCAAGGAGTTACGTTCACCACGCAGGCAGTCAGACCGTGGGCAAGGACGACTCCAAGAACATCAAGGAGGCAGCAGCATGGCTGTGGAAAAACGAACCAGGGATAGCAAAGCATTACCGTCTCCCTACAGAATGAAAGTTCCTCCTGTACCCATCAGGTATGACAGGAAAGTAGGTATTCCTTTGCAACCCAAGGAAAAGAAATGAAAGGCTTGCTTTCCCCTAAAGTCATGATCGTCATCAAGGAAGAAAAGGACGAGAGTTGTCCGCTTCCCACGCAAGACGAGGCTTTGAACGAAGAGAACAAGGCGATCGCAAAAGAGAAGGCAATGTATGGCCCTGAACGAGAGGGCGATACGCAGTTTTGGAGAGACTTAGGCGCAAAGTGGCGTATCTCTGCGAGTCAGGCTAAGGAAAGACGTTGCGGCAATTGCGAATACTTCGACATGGACATGGAAGATTGTTTGCCGGAGGGTGCGGGTTACTGCCATCAGTGGAACTTTATGTGTGCGCCGGACAAGTCTTGCGCCTCTTGGGAGATGGGCGATGAAGAAGGCGGAAAAGAAGATCTCGAAAGTGATGACTGAGTTCAAAAAGGGTAAGTTGCATTCTGGAGGCAAGAAAGGCCCAGAGGTAACAAACCCGAAGCAGGCTATCGCTATTGCACTATCTGAGGCAGGGAAGGCTAGGAAAAAGTGACTGCCGCTTGGACTCGTAAAGAAGGTAAGAGCGCTAAGGGCGGTCTGAACGAGAAGGGCAGGAAGTCTTACGAGGCTGCTAACCCTGGCTCTAACCTGAAAGCTCCAGTGAAAAGCGGCGATAACCCACGCAGAGCGAGTTTTCTAGCGAGGATGGGTAACATGCCAGGGCCAGAGCGTAAGCCTGATGGTAGCCCTACTAGACTCTTACTCAGTCTAAAGGCATGGGGTGCAAGTAGTAAGGAAGATGCAAGGTCAAAAGCAAAGGCGATCTCTGCTAGGAATAAAAACCGATGACCTCCAACGGAGAATACGGTGAATCAAATCGAAATGGTTTCTATTGGTCAATTGCTACCTTATGCACGAAACGCAAGGACGCATGACGACGCACAAGTTGCACAAATAGCAGCATCCATCAAAGAGTTTGGGTTTAACAACCCGATCCTGATAGCAGACGATCAGTCAATCGTTGCAGGCCACGGAAGGTTAGCCGCAGCGAGAAAGTTAGGTCTAACCGAGGTTCCTGTTGTTAGACTGTCTCATTTAAGCGACACTCAACGCAAAGCATACATCCTTGCAGATAACCGACTGGCACTAAACGCTGGTTGGGATAACGACTTACTCAAGTTAGAGTTGCAGGAGCTTGAGATAGAGGGCGTGGATCTCGAGATGCTAGGTTTCAGCAAGGAAGAGTTAGACGGGTTGCTGAACTCGTTAGAACCTACAGAAGGGCTTACAGACGAGGATGCCGTACCTGAGACTCCAGAGGAACCTGTTACCAAGCCTGGGGACATTTGGATACTAGGCAAGCATAGGCTTATGTGTGGTGATAGTACGAGCGTAGATGCGGTGGATAGGCTGATGAACGGCGATAAGGCCGATATGGTGTTCACTGATCCGCCTTATAACGTTGCGATGCAGCGAAGTGCTACGATTAAAAACGACAACCTGTCAAATGATGATTTTTATGGGCTTTTGTCTGGCGCATTTTCTTGCGCCAACATAAACACCAAAGATTCGGCCCCGTGGTTTGTCTGGATTGGGTGGCGAGCGTGGTCGGTGTGCGAAAAAATTTTGTCATCCTACAAACAGGTTAGGAATTGCATTGTGTGGGCAAAACCTTCTATTGGTTTAGGGCAACCTGGGTACAGATACCAACATGAAGTTGGCCTGTTTTGCGGGGAAATTAACGACCGATCAGTATCAGATCTGTGGACTTTTTCTCGCGACGGGTCAGGGCTCCATCCAACAATGAAGCCGGTTGAATTGGTTGAGCATGGATTTCAAACGGCAGGCAAACGTGGGGACATTGTTTTAGACCTGTTTGGCGGCAGCGGTAGCACCATGATTGCCTGTGAAAAAACAAACCGCTCTTGTCGGATGATGGAACTAGACCCAAAATACTGCGACGTCATCGTTAAGCGATGGGAAGAATTCACCGGAAAGAAGGCTGAATTAGCCGACCTTCGGAGTTAAAAATGCAAGGTAAGCTACATGAACCTACAGACGACAACCGGAAGCTAGTAAGAGGGCTGGCAGCGGTAGGGGTGCGTCACGAGGATATTGCTGCCAAGATTGAGTTGAGCGCAGATACCTTGGTTAAGTATTACAAGAAGGAGTTGGACGACGGTAGGATTGACGCTAATGCTGCGGTGGCGAAAAGCCTTTACCAACAAGCTATGGCTGGCAATACAACCGCGATGATATTTTGGCTAAAGACTCGAGCGAAGTGGCATGAAAGCATTAAGCACGAGATAACAGGCCAAGACGGGCAACCAGTTAGTATGCAAATATCATGGGCGCAACCAGAATAATCATTCCGTATGCACCGCGAGCGCAACAGTTACAGATCCACCATGCGCTTGCAGACAAGCGATTTGGAGTCGTTGTTGCTCACAGGCGTATGGGAAAGTCGGTCTCTGCTGTCAACCATCTCATTAGAGCAGCGATAGAGAATACGAAGGAGGCTCCAAGATATGCGTTTATTGGGCCTACCTACTCCCAGACCAAGCGAGTTATCTGGGATTACCTCCTCAAGTTTACCGAGCCCCTTAACGCCACTGCCAATATTGCGGAACTTAGGGTTGATTTCTGGGGCAGACGCATCCAACTTGCGGGGTCTGATAACCCAGACTCTCTGCGAGGACAGTATTTTGACGGGGTTGTATTCGACGAGTTCGGAGATCAGAACCCTAAGATATGGTCGGAAGTGGTTCGTCCGGCCTTATCAGACAGAATGGGATGGGCGTTATTCCTCGGAACCCCAAAGGGAAACAACCACTTCAAGACCCTGAGAGACCATGCAGAGCAGCATAACGATTGGGCCTTGCTTGAGTTCCGAGCGTCCGAAACCGGTCTTATCCCTCAGACTGAACTCGACGCAGCCAAGTCCGAAATGGGAGACGACAAGTACTTACAGGAGTTTGAGTGCTCCTTTGACTCAGCAATCGAAGGTAGCTACTACGGACAACTTCTCAATGAGCTACCGTCTGAGCGATTCCACGACATTCCTGTAGACGGACTAGCCAAGACTTACGCAGCCTGGGACTTAGGGATAGGCGACTCCACTGCAATATGGGTGTGTCAGAGAGTAGGTCTAGAGACACGACTGATTGACTTTGTGGAGAACCACGGCCAGGGACTCGATTGGTATGTGAACTGGCTGAGAACGAA